AAACTCATTATAATTGATTTTATATCTGTTGTATCAACATTTGGCATTTGAGCAACTTGATGTTGCTGTTGCTGTTGCTGTTGCTGTTGCTGTTGTATTTGTTGTTGTCTTAACTGCTGTTGTTGTTGTTGTTGTTGCTGCATCATTTTTTGTTGTTCTAAATATTGTTGTTTCATTAACATTTCTTTTTCTTCTGGTGTAATCTGAGGCATATTTGGTTGAGTATTTTTAGGCATTTGCTGGGGTTGTGGTTGTGGTGGTTGTTGTTGTTGTTGTTGCTGATTATTACCACCGCCACCATTTAAATCATTTATTATAGCATCGACCATTGAATTTTCTTCATTACTTAAACGATTTGAATTTATATCATTTAAAAGTTCATCTATTTGTGTTCCACTCATTTTTAAAAAACTTTTATTTTAAATTTATTTTTTAAACTTAGATTAATTTTTAATTATTAATAAAACATGGTTGATTGATACAATTATTGGAAAAATATATTCCTATCATTAATCCAACAAAGATAGACAAAATAACTTTAAAACTTAGTTCCATTTATTATTTTATATTCTATATTAATAATTTATATTAAAATTATCATTTTTTTTATCTTTTTTTAGAATAATATTTTTATCACTCGTAATATAAAAAAATCCAATTGTTAAAGCAATTGTGACTAAAACAACTTTTTCATCTAAATACTTCATTTTATATATTATTTTATATTATTTATTTAATATTATTATTAGAATTTATTATCTAAAAAATTAACATTTACAGGTATCGGTAGATTATTTTTTACATTTTCTGTGATATAAATATAATCATTTGGTGTGTAGGCACGTGTTTGATCAACATAATTTTTTTGAATATCATTTACAACTTTATTATAACTTTCAGGACAATTCATAAAATACTCAGTTGATTTATTTAGTTCATTTAGTTCATTTCGTTCATTTAACTCATTTAGTTCATTTAAAAATAAACCATTTACTACAAATCTTTGTAAAATTAATAATCCTAATACAAGAAACATTGCAAAATAAAAATACTTAGACATAAACTATTATATAATAATAGATATTAAATAAAAATGGCGATGCATTCAGAAATGAGTATCATCATGGAAGATTTTATGGATGATTTAACATTCAAAGATGATGAAAATAATTTAATAGAATCAAAATCAGATAAAAGTTATTACATTGGAAAAGGAGAATTTATTTTAAAACAATTACGTGGAGATAAAAAAAATTATCCTGAAAATTATTTTCATTTCTTATCTTCTTTTTTAAGAGATTTTAAAGATTTACCACAAGATAAACAAAAAATTTTAAAAGAAACAATGTGTATACAAGATACAGTAAAAGTTGTTGAAAAAAAAGTTGTTGTAAATCAAAATAAAAAAAATACAAAGCCTAAATTAAATATGGGTAATAATTTTAATTATGATGATTATTAATCATCATCGTTTAATAGTAAGAAATTATCTAAAGGTTTTGGTTCTTCACGTTTTTTTCGTTTTTTAGATTCTTCTATTCTTTTTTTTAAAATATTTACATTATCATCTTTTTTATAATATTCTAAATCTTTAGAAAATTTTAAAATATCACCAATCATAGAATTCCACCATTGATAATCTCTTGTAACAAGTGTACATTCATATCTTTCAATCTTCCAAAATTTAGTTTCAAATAAATTTTCTGCTTTTTTATTTTCATCGATATCATTTTCTTTTCTGTAATTAATCCATTTTTGTAAATCATCATTTGATTTATTTAACGGACAATAATCATATACTAAATTATCATTATTTTTATATGTAGCAACTACTCCTTTAGGAAAATTTTTCGATGTTCTACCATCTTGTAGAATACCATCGATTTCAAAACGATCATTTAAATATTCTTCATAATTTTCATATTCTTCAATTTTAACTTGTAAGAAATCACATTCATCCAAATCACATACTTCTAATTGACCCTGCATTTGCATCCAATAATGTTCAGGGACTGATTTTGTAAATTTCCTCTTAGGAGGACATTTTATTTCAACCATACGAGCAATAAAATCATCTGTTCCATTTTTTAGATCTTCACAAATTCCATCAGGTGAAGCACCAAAGATATCAAAATCAGGATGTGGTACTAATCCAAAATCAAGGACTTTTACACTATTCATTTCTTCATAAAACATGATAGCAACATCTTCATATTTTACACCCCATTCTGTTATAGGATTAGATTCATATGGTTGTTCAATAATTTTCCCTAATAATAGTTCATCACGTGATGTAAAATGACATTTATCTAATGCACTTGCTAAAGAACTTGCCGTTAAAATTTTTTTCCTTAAAGCATACCATTCAGGTGTTCTTTGATCAGGTAGTTTTAATTTTTTAAGATTATTTAATTTATTTCTTCTTTCTTCATAAATAGTCTCACGTTTATTTTTTTCAGTTAAATAATACATTATATTTTTATCAATCACATATTTTTCTGAATCTGTTTTAACATCATAAATTTCATATAATTGATTATAAATTTCTTTTAAATTATTTGATTCTTTACAATAATTATTATCAATAAATTCTTGGATATCTTTTGTAAAAATATCCATTATATTATTATATTTTACTAATATCATTTTAAATATAATTCAAATTTGAAATTTTATTAAAAAAATAAAATTAATAAAAAAAAATAAGAAATTTAATAAAAATAAATTTAATAAAATGAATCATAGTTTAAAAATGAATAATAATGATGAAAAAAGTGAAAAAATTTTAAATAAAAATATTTGTTATGATTGTAAAACAGAAATTAAAGGGAAACCATGGATTACATTATTATGTGATAACTCTTTTAATGTTTATTGTTGTTCTTATAAATGTTCTAAATATTTAGGGAAATATATGGGTGGACCTTATTGGGATAAAATTGTAAATAAAGAAGATTTTAATGAACCTCGTCCAGTTATGCCTAATTTTAAACGTAAAGATATTACATGTAATTTTCAACGTGACGAAATATTAAAAGAACTTGAATATGAAGAAAAATTAGATGAATTAGTTGAACGACATTTTGATTATTCTACAGATGAGTTTATTTCAGATGATTATTAATATTTTATAATAATAATAATAATTTATAAAAATGCAATGTATAAAAGGTGATGATTGTTATAGAGCATTAGATCAAGACCAGTATATTATTTTTTATTTTACAGCATCATGGTGTGTACCATGTCAACAAATATATCCTCAAATTCTTGAGTTATTAAAGAAAATAGATTCTGGGAAAATAATTTTTTACAAAATTGATATAGATGAAGATGATAATGATGAATTATGTGAACAATGTCAAGTAAAATCTGTTCCATCATTTTTATTGTTTAAAAAAAGAAATTATGTTGATCGTGTTCAAGGTGCTGATATTAATAAGATAATTGAATTAATCAATACTAAATGTTTATAAATTTATTTTCTTTTTTTCTTCATATTAGTTCTTTTTTTCTTTTTCTGCTTATTTTTCCCACCAGCAATACTTTTTGCTCGTTTTGTTCTTTTTCTACCTCTCTTACTTTTTGATAAACTCATTCCCAATTCTCTTTTAAGTTGATCATATTCATCTTCGATTGATTGACCCATACTATTTTGTTTCATAAATTCTGTAGTGTTGGTTAAATCTTCGGGGTTAAATTGAAGGTTTAAACGATCAGCATACTGTTCTAAATTTTTTAAAGTTGCTGGATATTGTTGCTGTAAAACGGGTAATCTATAATCAAGACCAACATTTCTTGGAAATTCTTGTCTAACTTGTTTAACTAATGGTCTTGAACGATACATTTTAAGTAATGTATTGTATTTTTGTAATAAATCTAAATATCTTGGATCATTTGATGTCATTTGAGGCATAGGACCATAGTTCATATTTGGATTAAAACCCTGATATAAAACAGTATTCATAGGTGCTTGACAATTTTGTTCCATTTATTATTATAATATATTTTATTTTTATAATATATTTTATATTTCATGATTATTTTTATTTAAAAAAATTAATTAAAGAAATAATCATAAAAATATAATAATGAGTGAAATAAAAAATAAAGATAATATGTCATTTGATGATTTAAATTTAAAAGATAAACTTTTACGAGGAGTTTATTCATATGGATTCGAAAATCCTTCAGCAATTCAGAGTAAATCTGTTCCCGTTATGTGTAGTGGTTCAGATTTAATAGCCCAAGCACAATCTGGAACAGGAAAAACAGGATCATTTACGATGGGTTGTTTAAATTCTTTAGATGAGGATCTAAAAAGAACACAAGTTTTGATTATTAGTCCAACTCATGAACTTGTAAATCAAACGTATGAAGTATTAGAAAATTTAGGTAAATATATGGATGTTACAATGATGAAAGTAATGGGTGGTACAAATGTAAATGAATGTCGTGATGGTTTAAGTAAAGATCCTCAAATTATTGTTGGTTCCCCTGGAAGGATTTTAGATATGATTAATCGTAGGAATTTATATACAGATGCTATTAGACAAGTAATATTTGATGAAGCAGATGAAATTTTATCATATGGTTTTAAAGAATGTATTTATAATATTATTAAATGTGTTCCTGAAACAACACAAATATGTTTATTTAGTGCAACCATTCCTGATGATGTTTTAGAACTAAGTTCTAAATTCTTAAGGAATCCAGAAAATATTTTAGTTAAAAAAGAAGCATTAACATTAGAAGGTATTACTCAATTTTTTGTAAATGTTAAAGTAAATGATTGGAAAATTGATGTATTAAAAGATCTTTATGATACAATTAATATTTCTCAATGTATTATTTATATTAATTCTAAGAAAAAATTAATGGATGTTCATGAAAATCTAACAAAAGATAATTTCCCAGTATCAATGATTCATGGTGAATTATCTTCACAAGAAAGAAAAAATACTATGAATGAATTTAAATCGGGAAAAACACGAATTTTATTATCAACTGATTTATTATCTCGTGGAATTGATATTCAACAATTATCTTTAGTTATTAATTTTGATCTTCCTAAATCAAAAGAAACATATATTCATCGTATTGGGAGATCAGGGAGATATGGACGTAAAGGTGTATCTATTAATTTAGTTACAGATAGAGATTTAGAATATATGAAAGAAATTGAATCATTTTATGATACTGAAATTAAAGAAATGCCACAGAATATTGCTGATTATCTAAGTGTTTAAAATTTATTTAAAGAAAGTGGTGCGTATATATGATAATAATATAATTATTGTTTTAATAAATGAGTGATTTAAATTTAGAATTTGATACGGAACATAAAAAAATAAATCTGGATTCAGATAATTCAAGTGGAAATGTAAATATAAAAACAGATGATTCAAATGCGATGTTAGGCGTTGAACTTTTAATCAATGAAAAAAAATCTGGTGGTAGTAAACCAGATTTAAATGTAGCAACAGATATAAGTGGTGGATATTCTAGTGGTGAAGAAAATGTTAAAAAAAGTGTAAAGGAAGATTTAAATTTTTTTAATGAAGATAAACCATCCACACCTTTATCTTTTACAGAAACTCCTAGACACGAAGAAACTAAATCAGTACCAATTCAAGAAGATCCAATCATAAATAATACAAGAGGTGAAGAATCAGGTGAGTTCCGACCTATTCATTCAATGAGTTCACAAGATATTAAGAATGAAAAAATTGATTTAATTTATAAATTTAAGAAATTAGAATCTCAAGGGATAAGAACAACGATGAATTACAATATGAATTCTAATCTTGAAGATATGAGAAATGAATATTTAAAATTTAAAAAACAAAGAGAAATTGATAGTTCTATTAAGTTTCAACGGAAAGTAATGATGGCGATTATTACTGGTGCTGAGTTTTTGAATAATAAATTCGATCCATTTGATATTAAGTTAGATGGATGGTCAGAATCTGTAAATGAAAGTATTACAGATTTTGATGAAGTTTTTGAAGAATTAGCAGAAAAATATGGTGGGAAATCTGAAATGGCACCCGAATTAAAATTATTAATGATGCTTGGTGGAAGTGCTTTTATGTTTCATTTAACAAATACAATGTTTAAGTCATCTATTCCAGGAATGGGTGATATTATGCAACAAAATCCTGATTTAATGAAACAATTTGCTCAAGCAGCAGTAGGGTCTATAGGTCAAAATGGACCGAGACAACCGGAACCTATGAGAACAGAAATGCCTCAAATGCCTAGACAGCAACCTCAACAACAAAGACCACAATCAAGACCAGATATGGATGGTCCAGCCGGATTAGATGATATTATTAATCAAATGAATTTACAACCGAATATTCCTGATTTAGATAATATTTCATTAATGAGTGGCGATACTGATAGAAGAAGTAATAGTGGTGGGATTACTTTAAATCTATAAAACTAAATAATCTATAAATTATTTTTAACACTTAATAAAGTATCGACCGCATCTTGAATTTTTTTATCATTGTCTAATTTTTTA